CGCCAGTAATGGCGCTTATCCGCAGAACAAAACTGTACCCCTAGTTGTGGCACCAAGAATTCACGTTCTTGCGAACGCAATCATAAATTGCCTTTTGACAACGTATGACAACCAAAAATAAGAAAATTGAAAACCAGTGAGTAGCCCAAGTAAAAAGGCTACTGCCTGTGATCAACATCTTACATCTGGAAGATTCTTCTAAGAATGTAAGGTACTTCTGTAAGTTGGTATCACACTTATTGGCTAATAAGGGTGACCGACGTGCAATCGAAATGCTTAAAGCATACCGATTAGCCGCAGTACAATTTGTATTGAAACAAACTGTTACCAATATCCCATTCTGTAAAACAGATAGGGACGGGTTTCCAAAAGCTATACGCTTTCTGAAACCAGACAGAAGTTCTAGGTTATCCGTTATGTATACAATGTCAGTCTTACGACTGATAGAGGAATTCAGGTGCAAACCTGACTACTCAGTTGATACTATAACGGCCGAATCTAGCGCTAAGATTGATATTCTCAACGATATATCGGATTACATCCGTGGTAAGCCTTGGGTATTTAAGCTATTGCCTAAATCCCTAGGTGAACCACGATTGGTACTAAGTAACAAAGCTGGTCCGAATGGACCTGCTTCTATTACCTGTCTTAAAGATCTTCAGGCCTTACGGTCTGACGAGGATAAGACTCTCTATACCGTCTTAAGAGATTACATAAAAGATGTGATCCCAAAAGTCGATATGGATAAGTACCAAGATTCTGATCAGAGTGGACTTATCCACTCTAAACTAGTCTTTCTACAGGACAAGGCGTGTAAAACACGAGTTGTTGCTATAGCAGACTGGTGATCCAATGTAGCCCTATCAAGCTTGCATGATGCATTCATGAAAGGGTTACGTCGGATACCGAATGATGTAACTTATTTCCAAGATAGGATACCAGATCTTGTTAAGGATCTGGGTCCTAACCTATACAGTTCAGATATGACGGCCTTCACCGACCGCTTTCCTGCTATTTTAGAGGAGGCGGTTGTGTCCGCCGCATATGGTGAACAAGTAGGTAGGATGTGGAGAATAGTCACGACGCACAGGAGTTTCTACAACAGGAATGTTGGAGAAGTCCAGTACGCTGTCGGCAATCCCATGGGTTTACTAAGCTCATGGGCTGTGTCGACATTCACACACCATGTCATAAAGGCATGGTGCGCGCACAAGTGCGGATTAAGAAACGAACGAAATTATCGTTACTTAATCTTAGGTGACGACACCTTGGACACTGATAGTAATGTATACAAAATGTATATCAAAACTATCAATGACCTCGGTGTCTCCATATCCACTTCGAAATGCACCGTCAGCGAAAATGGCTATGCCGAGTTCGCCAAACGGCTCTTCACACCAGAAGGTGAAGTGACAGGTTTACCTGTTCACTTACTTAATGGCTTGAAGAGTAATCCTGAACAAGTTCTTGAGCTTGTCCGGATATGCAGATCGAGAGGGTACGAGGATTCTGTTCTCGGCCCGTCCTTGGAAGTCCTACTATCAAAGGGGTTCATTTCTGACCCTAAGATGGTAGCTGATATATTAAGCCTACCAGAAATTCTGTCAGGCGCGCCTCCATTACTGGAGGGTAACGTCTGTACAAGATCAGGCGAGCCGGTGAATAACGACGAATCGTATTTACTGGCTATCCTAGCAATTGCTAGGAACCACCTGTTCTGGAAACTTACCCAGAAATTATCAGTTTCTGGGCATCCAAAGGATATCAGTGCGGTGGAAATAGATAATAACCATCCGTTAGTCTTTGCTCTCAACGAGAGAATTGACTGCTACCTACCTGAAGAAGCTTTTAGCGACGACACGTGGGAAGAGGATGAGTACTGAATCTATGACCGCTGAATGGAGGGAAAGTACATGCACTTGTGTAATATACCAAGTGTAGATACTTACAAATTCTACAATAAGGGGCATAAAGCCACAAAGTGTAGATTTGATGTTACAAAACTTGTTCTTAAACTTATGAACGGAGATTGTAACATACCTCTGACTTTTAGGACTAAACATAGTAATCAAGAATTATATGATATAGCCCTTGAGTCAATTACGCCTAAGCGAGATCACTCTAAAGCAGTTGTTACCTCATTTACTAAGTAATTATTTACTTAAATTAACTTGGCACTACCACCGGGAGTTCGAGCACCTACGGGTGC